AGCGGCACTCATCGCACCTCGTTTTTCTCGCAGTGTTGCAAACGCCGCTTTCGCTTCGCGGATAGTGCGAAACTCAACTTCATGCCATACGTCGCCATCGCTGGTAACCTTAGCGACGATCTTTGCTCTGTCCGACCATCCGCCTTTGGCAAGCCGTGCAATCACCTGCAATGGCCCTCTGATCTTGTTGCCGTGCCGTGAAAACTCTTTGCCACAAATCACAACCCACTCATTGTCAAATTTCATCGCATTACCTCCCAAGAAAACTAAAGACTAAAACCAAGACCGCCTAAGCGGTTTCGCCGTTCCCAGCTCGTCAGTTGGTTGCTACTGCAAGGCTAACCTGATCGCTTGCGAAAGGTTGTCGCACCAAACTCCCGCCGAGTAGTCCGACTGTGCATCGTCGTTGTCGTTTACTGATCGCACCTTGATGCAACCAATCGAATCAGAATCGCGTCCAACTCGGCTGAACTCGACGACTCGAAGTCCATTGCGTCCGCTGAATCGCATTTCTGAACCTGTAACTTCAAATCCGCTTTTGGTCAACTTCTTAACTGCGTTTGCGACTGTCATCTGCTTAACCCTTTACTTGAGAAACTTGCTAGCGACGTGCTAGCGATGTGTAAAGATTATCGACCGTTCGCCTCGAATGCAAGACTACTAATTTCAAAACTTAGTAGTTTTCGGTCAAAAAGTGCGTTTGACCAATGAAAACACTGGGAAAAATTTATTCCGCAGAAACGATTTTTTCGTAAACGCGATACGCTTTCGAGTACTCCAGCCCCCACAATGGCCCGTGCTGTTGCGTATTCTCCCACTCAATCCAGGATGCAGCATGGGCAATTTCGTGGATAAGCGTATCTAGCTGCTCTTGCTCCGTCAGCGTCGAGGAGATGCGAATTGCGAAGTGATCCGGCATCCTCCGACAGTAGCCGCAAACCTTGCTTGATACTCGGCACCTACGCACCGAGATGGATAGCGTAGGGTGTTCGGCTTTGAGTGCGTCACGCAGTTCGCAAAACAGGTCTTTAGGCATTATCCACCTCGCACGATACCGCCGTCTGCTATGCGAAGATTGGTGACGTCGAAGTCACCGCTAGCTGCGGTTTCGACGTACGCGAACCCGTGATTCCACCGATTGATGCGAGCGTATTCGGCGTTGAGGTCGCACAAGCAGCCAGTTGACCACACAAAGCATTCATCATGCCACATGTTCGGCTCACAGTGGCCGCTAGTCTGATGAGAGTGCCCGACCAATACAGTATGCTTCGTACGCATCCAAGCCCCCCTAGCTGCGTTCACAGGGCTTGAGATGCCCTTGGGTAACTCGTGCCCGTGAAGTATTGGAAGTTTGCCTAGCATGATTGGCCGCTGATCCTCAACCCACTCAACGCTATGCTTTTTGAGTTGCAGGATTTCGGGCAGTTGAAGCGGATTGAGATCCCATATCTCAGGAGCCTTTGCCCATACAAACTTATTCCATCTCTCTTCGTGATTTCCAGCTTTGTAGATTATGCGAACTTTCGCAAATCGCTTGCGAATATGCGATAGCATTGCATCGACGATTTCTAACTCTCGTTTCATACCAACCCGCTCTGGATTTCGATCCCATCGACTCACCCCATAGAAGTCGGCGAAGTCCCCGTTGATAACCAGCGTGTCAATGCGATGCTTTGCAAGCCAATCTAAAGCAGTCTCAAGAGCTATGTCCGAATGGTACGGGCTGTGAACATCAGAGATGACGCCGCATCGCGTCTTGCCCTTTACTTCAAATGTCTTCCAAGGCTGAGCTAGCGAAGGTGGTAGCGGTGGCAATTGACCCGCTTTCCCCGCTGGCCTTTGTTGCGTTGCATAGCGTCGGCTTTCAGTTCCATGCTGACCGCGAATAACGCGAATCATGGTGCGAGCGGATTCAATCGTGAACGCTTCGGGGTGATCTTTCGCAAGTCGCTTTGCCAATGTCAAATTCGGTGTACTGACGAACTTGCGGCAAAGCTCTTCGGCCCACTCCCTACCCTTCGTTCTTTTTGCCATCGCCTTTACTCCATTGCAATCTTGCCTCTTCAACGGTCAACTCAGGCTTCCCAAGTTTGCGGTTTACCCAGTTGTGTAGATTGTAGCCCCAAAACCAATAGGCGTTTGGTGACGAGAAGTCAGGCGGGTTCGCGGCTTTGTAGTGATCGTAGTTTGCACGACAAGAACACCCGTAACGCGGAATTGTTGCTTCCCATTCAATGTGCCACTGCGGATCGCAACCGCTGTATTCATGCAACACTTTCCAAGGGTTGACTTTCGGCGTGTAGACAGTGCCTAGGAACGTCCTAGTGACCTTCTGCGGCCTTGGTTGTTCACCGCTATCCGTGAACTGATACCCGTCCCAAGTGTCTCTAGGAAACATCAAGCAAGCCCAACCGTTACTGATGGAAGCGAAACGCAAGTATTGCCGACGGTAAAGTTGCTTCGTGTCGAGTTGACGCAAGTGAAGTTCTCGAACTTGTACCCGCACCAAGGCCCAAGCAGTGGGCATTGAGTCGTCGATACCGCTCCGTTTGGAAGTAACTCGGAGCAACAATCGTCAGACTGACAAAGGCCCGGTAAGGGTGGATCGCCTCCACCGAAGCAGTCAGGAAACAGCTTTCTGCAACTGACGTTTGGCTGTATGTCGCAAGCGTCTACGTAAGCAGTTCCGCACATTGTCGACCACGTATACAGAGGTTGTCCGTTTTCGTCGAGTCCTCGATACCGTCCGATCCTATCAAAGCCAACTCCCTGCGATATGCAATCAAACTCGGATTTAACATAGCAAGGCACTCCCTCGACGTAGACGTCGACGGGATATTGGCTAGGTGCTTCGTATCCGTTCGGTATCACTTCATAGCAAACCCATTCGCCCGCTTCGTTAAGGTAAACAGGCTCTGGAGTTGCCATTCCTCCTGGAAGTCCTCCAGTGGTTTGCAGCGTGCATGGTATCAATCGAAAGAAACCTAAACTTCCAGGCTCTTGAGGCCATGCCTGCAAAGGCGGTAGGCAGTTCGACTCAATCGAGATTCCGCAATTGTAATTCGACACCGCGCATCCGGTTTTTCCGTCGCAGCATGAGAACGGCAAAGTATCACCGCTGTCTACTGTCACATCGCCAGCATCGGGAAGCGTATCGTACAACTTCATCCTACTAAACGTTACCGTTGATGAACCACCGATAAACGCTAGGTCTTCTTCGTCGTGGTCTGCGCAAACGTCGCTATTGACTCCCGCCTGATCGATCCAAGAGTTGGCTACCGAGCAGTTTCCAGGCTCGTAGTCTGCGGTGCAAGTCGTTGTAGTTGTCGAACTCAACTGAACCCTAGAAATCTCTTCCGTTATTTCGTACTCCCACGATGACGCGACGTAATACTTACATTCCGACTGCGTATCGCCGCTGCAAAGAACCCGAACCTTGCCGACCGAAATGCTGATCGCTTTAAGTTTGTGCGATTGACGGAAGAACAATCTAGCCGCCGATTGAACCGATACTGTCCGACTCTGGACTGGGATGCAATCGCAGTTAAATTCGCTGTCTTCGTCGTAGGTTCCAGTGGGCATCAGGGAGGTTTGCGATTGATACAAAACGGCCTTGAATGAAAACTCGCCTTGCTGCTTCGCGTACAGAACGCACGTCTGCCCTTGGGCAGGCTCGCAAGGAAACTCGAACCGTGCCTTATAGCAGCATGATTCTCGCACGAACTCCGCGACTGGATCCTCTTCGCTAGGTTCTTCGCCTTCGCAAGTCGTCGCGTTAGGTAGTTTGAGCGTTGCCGTTGTGTACGGCATCTCTTCAGGCTCTAGGCAACAATCGCAACAGCATCGACCGAACCCGCCCATTTAGCAAACCTCCACAGCTACCCATTTTGCGTCGACTGGGAATATCATAACAACCGCATTGGAACTCACTGCAACGCTTGTAGGATTCCACGCCGTATAAGTCACGCTTCCGCTCGTCCAGTTGCCTGATGCTGGTTGTTTGGCCGTAACTTCCGCACTTGAATTCGCCGGTATGCCGCTACTCCCCGCGATTGCCAATAGAGGCGTCTCACATGCGATTAGGCGAACGCAATCGGTTTCTACGTCATCTTCGCCGATGTAGGTAAAGACGCTGCCTTTGCCCACAGTGTACGCATCAGCAAGCGGCCCAAATCTAGTGCCAGTTGTGTATGCTGAACCATCGCTGATCGCTCTGTAAATTGGCCCCCATTGAGCCGTTCCAAAGTCGTCAGCGTCTACCTCATTCGGCCCGTTGAGCAGAAATGGCCCCATCACCGATTGACTGTAATCGAATGGCCTTGTGACTTGCAGGTAATTACGACCGCCGATTTCTTCGGTGCCTACGATCTGGATGCAACCATACGCGGGAATCGCTGTTGTCCCTTTGTTGACGAAGGATATCGGAGTCGGCGTGATCGGCTTTTCGTCCGATGCTCGGCCCTTGGTGCCCTTCTCGAAAGCCTTGGTTGCTTCCCAGACGCGTTCCGCTTGACGCGGGGTGAAGTAGCCTACCTCCATTGCTTAGCCCCTTGTGTCGCAAAGGAGCGACACTTTGTAGACCGCCGGGATTACGGCCGTACCCGTTGCCGCGTCATTACTGGCGATGGTTAAGCGGCACTCAAGCAACTGCCCTGGGTCTACTCCCGTTGCGTTGATGGTGAAGTCGTAGTTAGCCGCTGACAGTGAATTCATCGAGGTTGATGGGCTTGTCACCAAGTCGCTTGATAGAGTGCCGTCTGACCCAACGTAGGCTTCGAGGTCGATGGTGCAGGACGTGTCGGCAACGGTTGTTTCCATCTTCGCACGGATGCGAATCTGAATCGTCTGACCGTCTTCGTAGTTGGCGGGAATTGGCACGCTGAAATAGATTCGGCGCGTCACGCTTCCTGATGCCTTGACGTCACCTGCTGTAATCCGAACCGGATTGGTGCCCCAAGTCCCGGTCACTAGCCCCAAGTCGTCGTTAGCCGCTGATGAAACTGGATTCGATGCGACCGCGTCCCACACTCTAAACGAATGAACAGGCACAACCGATTCCGATAGGACTCGCTGTGCCATCTTGGTGTATGCGATGTCCGCATTGCCCGCAATCGTGTAATTAGTGATTACCTCTGGCGGGAGGATGATGACAGTGTTTGGTATCGTCGTCATATTAGATCAGTCCTAATGCGTTGAAAGGTAGTGAATCGAACTTCTTAAATTCAAGCCAATGGGCGATTACTGGTTGCCCTGGCTCTTCGGTCTGGATCCTAAAGCCTTGAGCGTTAAGCAGCACAGGCTTCGTCACCGGCTCTTTGTTGCCGTCGACCGCTCGAACAATCCGCGTACCCGCGTTGCCCGGCCCTGACAATTGTACACGCTCGTAGAATCCTTCGTGACGGACGCGGGAGTACCAAGCCCTCTCTGGAGTTGTGCGATACGGAAAGCGAAACTGAATCTGTGCCGTGATCTCCCAGTATGCTTGATCCTTCGTGGTCACATTCGACGCTGAGAACTTGGTGATCCGTGCCGTGCCCGGCGGCCATCCTAGAAACAAGTCGGAGTTGACCGCTCGTCTGTATCTTGCTTGCACGTACGAATTAAAGATGAGCATGTTTCTCTTGATCGTTACGGTCTGATCTGGGATCGGCACCGTCACGCCGTCGATAGGCTCGCCGTTGACCGTTTGTATTGGATTGCCGTCCCAGTCCTCATCGATGGCTTCATCCGTTTCGACGTCATCCCAATCGATTCTAGGAGGTGCTAGAAGAGGGTTGTCTGTACCGCCATCAGTGAGGCTTGCAAGTTCGCCGTTGTAGTCGTACGTTACGATCCAGTAGATGGGAGAGACTCGCTGAGCGTTAACGCCATCGCCGTAAACGTAAGGGTAAGCCGCTGAGTAGATCGAACCCGACGCGGGTAGCCTGTCGTCGTTGAAGATATCGTACTCGACCGCTTCTTTCTTCGTGACAACTTGAAACGCTCGTTGAAACTTCACCGTCAGCTTTCGGAACTTGTCGGTGAGTCTCTGGTCGTACGTCGGACGCGACCACATTTCTGTTACTTCCAAAACGTTTGGGCTTTGCATTGCTTAGACTCCTGGGCTTTGGAATTCGATGATGGTTGTCGGTGGTTGCAACTTGTCCTTCAGTGCGGTGATCGCTTCGGTGACTTTGTCGAGCTTGCCCACCGTTGCGAGCGTGTTCGCTTCGATCTTCTTCTGCGAATCGTCAGCCTTGCCCCTCGTAAGCAGTCGGGATTCCTTCGCTGCTAGGTCAGGGGTGCTTATCGTCGCTTTCATTTCCTTCTTTTTAGCCGCTTCTGCAAACTGTGCTTTAGCCGCCGCGATTGCTAAGGCGGTGTCTTTATCAAGCCCTTGCTGCTGGAGCCTAAATGCTTCCGCTGCTTGCTCGCCTTGCTCCAAGAGGATCTTCTGTTCTTCGAGTCGCTGCAATTCACTCTTGCCTAAATCCGCGATTCTTTGCAGTCGTGATTTCTCTTCGTCTTGGGCTTTCTTCTTCGCCGCGTCTTTGTCCTGCTCGGCCTTTAGCGTCTTCTCGGCGAACATGATCCGCTTGATGTCAGCATCGCCTAGCCCCTGATCTTGCAGTTGTGCCCGCCGTGCTTCTTCAGCACTCTTAGTCAGTGCAATGTACTGATAGTTAACGTTGCGAAGCGTCGAGATAGTCGACTGGTCGATCTGTGCTTTCTTAGCCGCTGCCGCATCCTCTGCGGCTTGCTGCTCTTTTATCAATCGCACTTGCTGAGCATGGGCACTGTATTTTTCACCGAGTTGGTTCTGTTGATTGCGTAGGGCTGACGCAATCTCCATGTACTTATCGGCTTCGTTCTGCAAGTCGGCAATGATCTCCGCACCCTGCTTGCTCGCCGTCGCTTTTTCCGCTTCTTGGCTGTAATACTGAAACGATGCAACTGCGTCATCGACCTCTTTGCCGATAGACTTAAACAGATCAACCGCTGCTTGTTGCTGCTTGTCAGGATCGCGGATTAACGTCAGGTCTTCGAGTTGATCGCCAAATTTAATACCGGCGAGTTTAATCATGTGATTGGCGAAGTTCTCGGACTCTTTCGCCGCTGCTTCCATGCGTCCAGCAACGTCATCGATGCCGAATATCATTTCGCCGATTGACTTGCCGAACTGGACAGACATAACTCCGACCAATGCAACCAAGCCGGTCTTAAAAGCCATCGCACCCGCGCCGCCGAGTTTCATCACCTCGGAAAACTGGCCGATCTTCTCGGTGATACCAGCAACACCTTGAGCCGCTGTTGCAAACTCTGCACCGCCCAACTGGCCCGCCAAGACTCCGATGAATTCCGTTGACGCTTTAGCCTTCGCACCGACTTCCTTAACGCCGCTTACTGCGTTCTCAATGTTCTTCGCGGCGTAGACCGCTTTTGCGCTCGCTTGGTCTTCGGCTTGGATCAGGATTTTTACGGCGTCACCGGCCATTATTCGCTCTCCGCTTTAATCCTGTTTTCTTCGTACTTCAAAATCCGCACCGCATCAACAAAGGAGGCTGATTGATCGAGACTTCCGCCCGCTACAGGCGGTAAGCCTTCGTTGAACAAATCAGCCATCGAAACAAACTGGCCGATACTGTCGCAGTATCGATTCGGGCAGCCTTTCAGTATCCAACTTCCGTTCGTGCATTCGTCGCATCCTGTTCCGTTGCACGCTGGGCATTCGATCTCGATAGGCTCCGCGTCTGTTCCCTCGTCTTCGCACTTCTTGTCGCTGCATCGTCGGCAAAGTTCTCCTTGCCTAATCAATGCCGCGACCCTCAGTCTTTTTTTTCGTTGGTGTCCATTCGTTGATTGTACGCCACCTTGATAAGCAACTCCCTTGCCTCTCGGTACGTCAATAGGTTGTCAAGGTCGTCGACAACAAACGGACGCTCGACGTTTCTCCATCCGACAACAACCCGCTTTAGTTCGCTGATTGTCGCGTCGAAGATTTCATCGATTGAATGCTTCTCATCGAGTAGATCAACCGCTTGAAGTATGCTGCGTTGTCCTCGCATCGATTGCGATAAGCAAACGAATACTGGACGCGTCTCGACGGGCTTGCTCTGGTCGGCATCGAGGCACACTTCAAAGGTCTGATCTGGCTCTAAGAAAATCGGCATACATAATCCTGTTAGGTTGCTGCTGTGAAGGTGATCGAGCATTCTTCGTCAACGTTTGAACCGTTGCGATTGGCTTGCCACTCGATTTCATCGACAACCAAGTTCTCCCGGTCTGCTTCTTGCAAACTGATGATCTGTGCTTTTGGTGCGGTGAATGTCATGACGCTGTTCGTCGGCCCGTCGAGTGACCACGTCAGCGAATGCTCGGACATATCCAAGAGTTTACCGTATCTGTCTTGAGTAGCAACCAACTTGGACTCTGGGTTGCCCGTGATCCTAACAACTCGATTGGTGATTAGACCGGCAAGGAAACCTGATACGTCCGAAGGGTCTTCGCGTAGGATGACGGTATTGCCGCTATCGAGCGTGATATTCTCCACGCCTAGAGCAACGCTATTCCAGGTCGTTGTCGAGGATGCGAAGCGAAGCGACTGAGCCGAAGGATAGGTCGGTGCGAGGATCGCGGTATCGGTCGGACTCGACCAAACTCCGGTAAACTCGAACTCGAAGAACGCCGCCTTGCCTGTTGGGCAGTTCAGCTTGAAGGTGCCTGCACAACCGCGTAGCAGTTTTCGCATCCCGTCGATGTAGACGCCAATCGTTAGCGTCTTGACGTTACTACCTGGTGCTTCCGTTCGAGGTGTGAAGACTTGACCGCTTTTGACCCATCCGCAAGCGGGTAGAAATGTATCCGCCCAACTTGGTTCGGTTGCTGTTCCGTCCCAAGATGCGTCGTGCTTAAAAGTCACCTTACCGCGATACCCGCCCGGTACGCTTGCACGCATTCCGAAAGCCGCTTGGCCTTCCCGCGATTCAAGCTCCGTTTCAGTCTGGATTGCGATGTCGTAGCAGTTAAACGCGGCATCCGACCCGGTCAGGCTCATCGCTGTACCTGGAGTCGTTTCAATCGATGCTGCCAATACTCGCTTGCGTTTTAGTAACGTCATTTTGTTTCCTTTATTGATTCAATGCCTTGAGTTTGATCTTACCTTGTGCCGCTAGTATGACGTCACGCAAACGGCGATTGACTTCTATTGGGAGTCGCTCCCGTGCTTTATTTTCCGCAACCTTGCCGATACCGCCTCGAATGTAGTAGTCACCGGGCTTCTTGCCCTTTACCTGCCGAAGCGTACGTCGATTCGTTTCGTCGGCCGTGTATACATTACCTCGCCAGTTGCGAGCGATGAAGCCATCTAGTACGGTCGTCCATCCTCCGCCCATGTCAGGCTTGTAGACAACTCCGCTAGACTTGACCTTGCCCTTTCGCTTGCGAGTGTACGTCTTTGCTTCGTGATACTTCGCGGGGAATGGATAGCCTTCCCATAGTCCGATCATTGCTTCGGCCCGCTTCGGTACTGCTTTGTTCTTTTGGCGTATCGTTTTCTTCAACGTTGCCGCTTTACTGATTGCTTTGCTGTTGCCTTTGTTCATCGATGACAACTTGAGGTTAATCATCTTTCCGACTACTTGAGCAACCTCGACGCGTACGCTCTTTGCTGTGCGATTAACCGCCGTTGCCAACACTCTCGGCAAGTGTACTTGGAAGTGCCCTAAGTTGGTTTTCATTTGCTTCAATGACTTCGCGTCGATGGATATTTTTATCACGCTCGTAGCTCCGTCATGTCGTCTTCGGAGACTCGGTAGGTGATGTTCAATGGTATCTGCAACCCGTCCATCCCGCCATCCGCCTGAATGTAGTTTACCGTCTGCCATTGGGCATCCGTTGCATAGCCTCCAAAGGTATGCCAAGTCGAGGAACCCGACGCGACCGCCTTGATGACGTCCGCATGAAACGCATTGAGCAGCGAGTCTATCGCGTCCGTGTTTCGCTCGTCCTGCATCACATGGCAATGAATCAAGAACTGCTGCTTGTATGCGTTCGACGGTGGCTCGCCTGGCCTGTCGAGTTCAGGCACTCTTTCCGGCTGTCCTTGTGTCAAAACTATCTGATTGTTTCGCGGTGTGAAGTCTGCGAATCTAGCCGGTCGTTGCACTTCGCAGATTTCAGTTTGGTAGCCGTTGGCCCCGATCATTGCATCGAGGCGAGACTTGAGTTCAAGTGCTATAGATTCAACGACTGCTACCGGCATTCTAAGACTAGCATCCCTTCATCGTGACTCAACAGTTTCAGGATCGACCTTCGCTTCGGTGCTTCACCTACGCGATTCGGAAACGCCATTTCGTCCCCGCCTAAGTTTATCTCGTCGCTTGCAATCCCGCTTGACTGATCGTTTGCAACGTGTACCTCGAATAGAGGGTAAACCACGTTTCCATCCTCAGGCAAGACGCCGAGTGCTTCGCGTATCACAACCGCCTTGATCTCCCTGGATCGACCGTTTCTTTTGTAGTAAACAATCGATTCAGCGAAGTCGTCAGCGTTGCAAAATACGCTCTCGGCATCTTGCTTAATCAGGTCGTGAAGCGTCACTTACTAGGCTCGCTTGCAAGTGATCTTGACGTAGTCAACAACCACCGAATCCACGTTGGTGTTCGCGG